TCCATAGATGAATGTCTTGGCTTGGTTACGTGACTCAAGGCCAGCAGCCTGTTGGTTAGCAGTATGAATGTCTCCATTCAAGACCACATCAGCATACGATCCATCATCATAAGCAGCCATATAATGAGCAAGACAACGTAACTCAAGACCACTAGCATCAGCACCAAGTAAACTATACCCGCTAGGAGAGATGAATAATTCTCTACACTCCTTGCCATACGGCGCACCAACGCTAGGTACTTGCGCTGTGTTAGGATTGGAATGAGTACAACGAGAGGTGACAGCACCCATATGATTGACACGTCCATGTATCTTTCCATCCTTTTCTATTTTGAGCCATGCTTGGTTGCCTGTTGCAAGCTGACCAATGCGTTTGTTAAGCATGAGATATTCGGAGACAAGCTGTGCCTCTGGTATATCTATTTCTTTTAGTATCTTCTCATCTACCTTCGGTTCATCCGTTGGTGTGAATGAGGTAGGAACCCAGCCTCGCTTCATTAGTCGGTCAGCTATCTGCTGCCGTGATGCAGGGTTGAACGGAAGAACCTTTGTCTTAGTCTTCATCTCAATGATGGTAGGCTCAAAGGTATCGACTAGCTGTGTGTGTATCTCAGAGCGTCTACCTTCTAGCTCAGCGTGTAGCTTCTGTGCCTTCTCAACGTGGAAGGGGAAGCCTACCTCCTGCTGTCTAACGAGGAGGGTGTGCAGCCTATGCTCTAACCCAAGCGCATCATTGCTAAAGTTCTTTTTATGAATTGCACCATACAGTTTGAGTGTGACTGCTGTGTCTTGGATGCAATAGTCGAGCATCTCAGGGGTATATGTCTCAAAGCTTTCGCTACTATTATTGAACTCACCTTTAAGTTCTCCCAGCCTGTAGCCCCACGCCTTTAGGCTGTGACTACCTCTTAATTTTTGTGTTAAATTTTTACTCTTGCTATCTAGCTCACCAATGTGAGGCCAGATGGTTCTTGTGCAGACCAAGGTATCAATAACCTTACCCTTGTAGTCCCAACCATATAACTTCTTGAGTACTCTCAAATCGTAGTCGATGATGTTGTGACCAACGAGATACTCAGCCTTATCCATAAATTCTAGGCTTGCTTCTATCTCATCAGGGTCAAAGGTAGTTACCTCATCAGTGTCACCGTTTCGCACTACCACACACCAGACTTTAGTTACGTCTTCAAGTAAGTGGTTGGCTTCGATGTCCATTATATATTTAGTCATGCTAATCCTCTCGCTGGAGTGATTTATAAACTTGCTTGCTCTTCCTCGTAGATGATGCGGAACTGTTCAAGCGTTGGGACGTTGCCCATGTTGTGGCCTTCAATCATCAGGCTTGCTACTTCTTCTAAGAAATTTTGATAGGCTTGATGTAGTTGCTCTTCGGTATAGAGAACAAGCACTGGCCTAGAAGTCGGGGGTTGTTTCTTCGTCATAATCCATCACCGTTTCTGTCATGCGATTAGTCTCAATTGAATAGGCCAAGTGGCAGCAGATACCTGTGATGCCACACCACCTGTTCTTGAGCAGTCGTACTGTTGTTGTGTGTAAGTTCTCTTGGTCTTGCTGGTTTCTTTCCAGACCAATCACCATGTCGCTTAGCTGACCGATGGCAGCACTGCCTCGCAGTTGAGACATGGAGGTTTGCGCTCCATCCTCGTGTCCTCTGTCTCCCGAAGGCCGCTTCAAGTGACTGACAAGTATCAGCCCTATCTGCAATTCCTCCACGAGTGTACGCAATTGGGTCATAAGGGTGTCGATGGTACGTCTTTCGTCACCACCTTCCATGCCCGAAACTACGATAGATAGATGGTCAAGTACAATCCAGTTGCAGCCACAACCTCTAGCCAAGTAGCGTACCTTGTTAAGAAGATTATCAGAGTCAGTGCTACCCCAATGGTCATAGAGAAATACCCTACCAGTGCCAAGGGTAGAGTCAAAGTATTTCTTTATCTCCTCCTTACTGTACTTCTTAAAGACTTCGTTTAAGTGTAGCCTATCACTAGCTTCTACTGAAAGTATACCGCGTCTAGTTCTATCTACGGATTCCTCCAAAGCTATGACACCTATGTTAGACTGAGTATTCTTTAAGTAGTGGTGTTGCAATTCTCTAAGCATGGAACTCTTACCTACTCCTGTTCCTGCTGCCCATGTTACTATCTCTCTAGCTCTTGTCCCTAGTGTCTTAGATTGTAGACCAGTCCAAGGAAAATCTATGCTTCTCTGATTCTGCTCAGACCACAGCCCTTCAAAGTTGGTGCTTGCATTACAAATACCAGCTGGTGTATAGCATACTGCATCCTTCAAGTGACCGACAAATTCCTGTGATAAACCACGCTTGGTATACTCACAAGGGTCTTTGTGTTCTAGCTTAACTATGAAAGCTTTACCGGGCTTGAGTAATTTAGCGCAGCGTTCAACTGATTTTTGCCCTTGACTGTCTGAGTCTAGACAAATAACCTCACGACTCACACCTTCTTGACATTCAAGGTGATTTTTAAAGTCTCGCTCTGCTCTGGGTGCCCCTGACTTGATACTAATTGCAGGGAGTATGGGTGTGCCGCGCTTATAGATTGTCTTAGCACTCTGGCTAATATTGTTTGCCATCTGAAACGCTGCCAGTTCGTCTGCTTCTCCTTCTGTAACTATTATAGTATTACCCTTGGAAGATCCTGCTTTGCTCAATGTATGCATACCTAACAAAACACAATCCTTAAAGTCTCCCTCAGTTGAGAAGACTTTACCTAGGTTGCGTATCTTAGCGGCTTGTCTCATACCCATAGCATCATAGTAGGGAAACCTTACAGACCTATCCGTAGCTGATACATCGTAGTAGTTTACGACGGCTTCAGATATGTTGCGGTCTGTCCAAGGTATATCATCCACTGCTTTTGGTTCTCTTTTGTTTTCTATTCTATATGTATGCAAGTCTGTAACCTCCACGTTCTCAGGTTGAATAGTTCCTTCGCAACTAAAGCAATAGAAGTGTCCGTCGTCATAATATGCACCTGCATCACTGGAGTCACAAAGGGGACAAGGCTGGTGTGTTCTTTGTTTCAATGTATTATATCTCCTTCTGTTGGTAGGTTCTCCTCCTCTGGTTCTTGCTGTAAGTTTAACACAAACTCTACCAATGCTTCAACTATAAAAGTATGTGCGTCTGTTCTGTTAATCTCAGCTAAGTGAAAGAAGAAGTCTTTACCAAACTTATCTATGTACCCTACCTTTATCAATTGATTAAGGTAAAGTCTTAGCAATCTATCTGCTAGTATCTGATCTGTCTCTGTCATTTTCATGGTGTAGTTACCTCGCATCCTATAGCAGCGTAGCCGCATATGTCAACATATGAATCATCCGTAGCAGTCTCCATAATCCTGGCGATCTTCAACAGCATCATCATATTAGCTACGTCTGCTGGTGTCAATGTCTTACAGAGATAGGTAGACCAAAAGCTAGCTATGCGTTGGTGGTTTTCCCTTGCATCTCCGTAGTCTATGGCACGTTGGCCTGTGATTAAACCTTCCGCAGTATTTAAACATTCTTTTCTATCCATCATACTCGCTTTTCATTACTGCATCTAACATACTTTTCTTAGCTACAGGAGACAGTTCTATTTTCTCGATAGACTCCGTCTTAAACTTTTGATCAGGGTGCATGAAGTGGAACTCGTCCAAGTCTTCCCTGATCTCGTGAATACAGGAGTAGCACAAATCCTGGCCCACTTTCTGTTTGCCTGATAACTTAGCGTCACATATTCTGCATCTCACTTGCCCACACTCCCAAAGATTCGGTTGTAGTGTCGCGCACAATCTAAGGCCATCGCTTCTATAACCTCCTGCTTATGTTCGGCTAAGACTTCCTGTGTCTGTATGATTTGTTTATAGCGATTAGTTAGAGCAATCTCCTCTTGGATAAAATCCTCTAGTCGCCCTTTACTAACTTCAATAGGTTTCTTAGACATAACAAATCTATCCTTTCTCTCTATGTTAACATTTAGTTATACTAAGAGAGTTTAATCTCTCTACTGTAGAACTTAATGGTTCATAATGTTTCAATGTTGTACTCTATATTGTTATTATACGCTCATTATTTTTATTGTCAAGCACTTTCTTTTTAATCCTCCCAACTTTTTATCTTGTCTGGGTCTGAGCGGTCATAGTTAGCCGCGTAAATCACTTCGCTATCACAGCTAGAGCAATAGTATTTGTCTATTGTCCTACCGAAATGCATAACATCGCCGTCTGAAACCTCTTGTAAACTGTATAGAAATTCCAGGATTTGACCACATTGGTTGCAATTATGTATTGACATTTCTAATTCTCCCGTCTTAAACCATGTTAAGTAATAATATAGATATAACTATTCCTAGTAGTAAAAACAAGGGGCTGCATTTAAATAAACTTTTAATTATATTTTTCATTTTCTTATCCTTTCTATTAATTACTTCTATTTTCAAATTCAATATTGACTAGCTTATAAATATCATTGTCAATATTAGTCCGTATTCCATGGAATTCGCATGCAGTTATAAACTCGTCAACAGTCATGGTAGTAATCTCGTCTAAGATTTTAAACTTTAACTCTTCGTTATAATGGTTGCTCATTTTCTTACCTTTCTATTAATGTTTAGGATAGCTTACAAATTTAACTTCTTTAGTCCAACAAGCCTTACATGGGCCGCAAGCGTTGTTGTTATGGCGGGCCTTACATTCAAAGCCTTTAGGTTCGTTGCCTTTAGTGAACACTTGTGAGCCGTTGTCTATACCTCTAGGCATATCCCCATTAAGCTTGCTTGCTGATACCCTTATGACTAGATTATCGGGCACTATGCCACCACTGGCCTTGAACTCTTTAACAAACTTGCGCTCTTGTGTCGGTAGCCAATGCTTAATATTCGGCGTCATGTTGCACACGTTGACGATTGATTGTAGCATCTGAACACTTGCCAAGTCGCCACTATCAAACCATCTGTGATAGCCATCCGTATTATATCTAATGATCTGCATAGCTATAGCTTGCTCCCACATATCGGGATCACTAGCCGCCCACTTGTTAGAATTATTCTTCCATCCTTTATCGACACTTGGACGTAGCTTTTGTAGCTTCCTAGCGTAGCAGCTATAGCAGGGCGTGTTAGGATTGTTTGCCAATTTTGATCCAGTGATACAAGCAAAGGCGTCGAACGCCATTGTTGTAGTTCCCATTTTCGTGTTGCGTGTGCTAACTTGACCGTATTGTTTTGCTTCCTTAACTAACATTTTAAATACTCCTGTATCTGTACCATCTGCGCGTGGTACTATGAGTTGATGGGTTAGTTTGTGCCACCGCTACGGAGAATCCGCGTGGCGTGGCGCTTCTTATGTTCTTAGTCTTTAAAGATTTACCTCCGAGCTTCCTATGTTGCCGACTACTTCCAAAGTTCTCGCAATCTACGGGAAACTTATCCGGCATAGTAAAACCGCCGCCAGTCCAAAGGCAAGTCTTTTTAGAGTAAGCATCACGTGGCGCTATGTATTCGGGATAGCGTGGGTGTTCGGCTTCGCTCAATGCGATATATCGCCCATACTCATACGGGTGATAAATATAATCCGGCTTTCGCCACAGCGTAGACAATCTACTAACTGGATTCTCTACATAGTAAGGTACATCTAACAACTCTCCAACATTAGCCGCACAAATGGCGTTATCCGTTGCGAACTTTTGACAATTCGGGTCAGCCTCTAATTTCTTTTTAAAATGAGGCGCGCCACTAACTGCCAAATCTGTGCATGGAGGGAACGCGGATAAGAAGCAAGCTTTGCCTTTGTGCGTGTTGACGATATCTATTAGCGTATCCGCATTATACAGATCCGCTTTTATATATGTTATGCCATTCTCTTTCTTAGACGGTGTGCTGTGTTGGATATCATAAGCATAACACTCATATCCCATTTCAGCCCACGGCTTCAATGCTTCTCCTGTATAATCGTATAAGCTTATAACTTGGTTTCTCATGCTATACCTTCTTTCCTACTCTAAAATCGACGGGATCGTATACATCGTACATGTCTCCCTTTTCAAACGCTTCTCCAGTCATATCTATCAAGTAATAAATGTCTGCTTGTGCTTCCTCTGCGGTGTCATAATATATGGGATCATCCTCGTTGAGAATATCCCAACCATATGTGAAGTGATGTTCAATAAAATACTTCATGTTATACCTCGAATCTTTCTTCGCTACCAGTTTCAATATTGTAGCCTATGATGACATTATCGGTTATTTGCTGCCTGAAGTCAATGTCAACTCCGTTAGATCTAGTTATTCTTTTAGCTTCTTTTGTTGATACTTCTTCGCAA